CAAGAATCTGATAAAAACTTTCTTCAATGTTTGCAGAAGTTTTGCCGGGAATGAACCGTTATACACATCTATATCTCCATGTCGGCATACTTATCAGGCACCGCGTCATTATGCTTATTTGCGTTTCCTGAAAAAAGCGCCTGATCATGCCGCGCCATGTACTCTGTGTTTGTTCCAAAGCCTGTTTCATCTCCTGCAAGAGCAAGCATCTCCTCAAAATCGTATCCCATCTCAACCAACTCGCTGACGCTGAGATATCGACGATGTGCAACAATATCTGCTTCCTCTACGCTTTTTGCTCGTCTGTCAATAAGAAACTCTTCTGGAGGCAGGGCATCCACAAGAACTGCACCTGTCTCTGTCTGACGACGAAGGGTGACTGAATGGATTTTTGGCACTTCTTCAAGAGGAAGCTCTCCCATTCCTACTGCCTGTTCAAACTCCGGCAGCGGCGCACTCTCAACTTGGGCGTCCTCGATCCCGTCTGAACTCAAAACTGCTTCAAGTGCAGCATCGTCTAGTCCAGAATACTCTTCATGTTCAACCTCTGTCTTGGTCTGCCAGTTGACTTTGACAATTCCAACTCGTTTCAGCAGGGCATCCTTGAAAACACCAAAAAAACGCAAATATGCAGGGTTGTCCTGACTCAGCACCACAGAGTTCACATAATCTGTTGCCTGTTTTGCATGGGCAACGTCCTCTTCACTGCGTGGGAGGTACTCCACCACCTTCTCTGGGCCGAAAAAGGTCCGCATGACTTGTGGGAGCATCAGAGAGATCGTGTCTCTCACATCATAACTGACCACCTGTGAACGACCTTCCTCCTCATTTCCAAAGGGAAGCCCCTGGTAGTAATTGTTTGCGAGCACCCTGTCTTTGGCCTCTGTCTGGTCAATATAGTCCTCTGCATCCTCGATGAGTCCTGAAACAATCCCTTCAAGTTCTTCAAGAGACATCCCCTCCTCGCCTTGTGGGACTTCCTCGCCTAACTGACCCTCTTCGTAATTCCAACCCTCTTCGTACTCTGCCATGCCAAGTTCAAAAATAAGTTAACATAATATGCATTGCTGTGGCGGACGCTAACCCAACTTTTTCCCAGTGTCAACACAAAAGAACACCCTACACAATCCCAGGAATCGACCGAACCAACGGTTTTGGCTTCCTCGCATGGATCGACCCCCAACCCGAATGGTTGGCAAACGTCAACACCAGGGCGTCTGCCTTGTCTGGACTTGCATTTGCACCCAAACGCTTCCTCGTGATGTCCTTTGGCTCAACCTGCATCTTTCCATTACTCGGCCATAACCTCCTCACACTCACCAATTCCTCCACCAACCCACTGTCTGATGGAATTGCCACCTCTCTTGTCTCAAACCACTCGCGACACCTCCACCAAAGCTCTGCCTTCAAATTCCAGTACTCTGTTCCCATTGAAGGCGATTCCCCAACATTCACTCCACGGACTTCCACTCCCTCCTCCAATAACCGATCCATTACTCCTGCACCCATCCCCACTGAATCCAACAATACCTCCTCAATCACAAAACCACTCTGGCGTAATCCATCCAACTCTTTCCTGATCCAACCAGCAACCTGCATCAAATCCATCCCCTTTCGTGCAGCAATCGCCTCTCCAACCACACGACGCCCCTGCCGGACACAGATCGTGCTCGCATCTCCTCCCCTCCTTGCGATGTCAACTCCTACTACAACAGGCCCGTCGATACCCCTCAAATCCCTCTCAATGGCACTCTCAACCAATCCCCTCGGAAGAATCGTGTCATCATCCTCAATTGGAAACTCCCCCAAAACACGCACCCGGTATGGATTCGTGTCCTCCCCATAACGGTTCTTCATGTCCTCAATGTAATCCGCACTCACTCGCGGAGAATCTAAACACGAAACCTGGATCGTCTTCCAATAATTGGCTAACCTCGTCTGGGTTGAATGGAAAAAACCCGTGCTCCGAACTGGATTTCCCAGCAAAATCGTTGTTGCCCTCTCTCCACTCATACTCCCCGCTGCTGTCTCATACACACCCTCCGGAACTCCACTCGCCTCGTCTACTACCAATAAAACATGATCGCTGTGTATACCCGCTAATGCCTCCGGAGTCTCTGCACGTGATACCCGAAAACTGATGAAACTCTCCGCCGGGGCACCGCGAAGCCTGATTGTCTCTGTCAAAACCTCAATCTGCTCCTGCAATGCTCCAGGTAACTCGTTGATCCACCTCTTGCACTCAGTTGCCAATGCATCCTGTAACTGCCCAACCGTTGGTGCAGTCACTACCGTCTTCTGAGGATACTTACAGAGTAAATGCCACACCATTGCCCATGATGCACACGAACTCTTACCAACTCCATGGCCGCTCACACAACTGATCCTGCGCTCACCACTCCCAATCCAATCCAAGACCTGACCCTGCCAACCGTCTGGCTCTACTCCCAATACCTCCTGCACAAATGACCTCGGATCATTCCCGTACCTCTCCAAAAATTCCCCGATAACTCCGCTGTAACTCACTCCGATACCCCCTCAATTACTCGTAGACGCTCCTCCTGACTCTTCATTACTAACTTTAACTGCTCTACATATACCTTCGTCATGTCTGTCGTCTTTACATCAATCTGCTGACGCTCACCAAACATCCTGGGGTAATACTTCGTCGCTAACCACTTCCTCGCGTCTATGCTCACCTTTGCAACATCACTGTCTATACCTCCACGCTCCAACTCCTCCAGTAATCCCTCGATCTTCTGGACATGCATTACCGCTCGACCCTCATGCGCCGCTGCATAGCGACCCGATAACCTCTCCGAATGTAACCTCCGCTGCATTACACTCATCCCGTATCCCGTCCTTCGACAAATGCCAACTAATGTCGCTCCACTCCTGATCTCGTCAAAAATCCCCTCCCAAAACTCGTCGTCCCTCTCCGATGGAACCCTGTCAGGATACTCCCGCACCGACTCCTCACGAAGGGCTAACTCCCTCGATACGTCGTCTGTCTTGATTAAGGACTCCGCTGATGCCCGTGAATCCTCTCGCGTTCCCCTGTCTACTGAAAGACGACCCGCTCCACTCTTTAATGCCGCCTCTCTCGCCCTCTTCCTTGGTCTTCCTGCCATAGCGCCTGAACCGTGCTGAAATTGATGTTCTAAGGTAAGTTTCTATTAGTGGCCCCTTAGTACGTAGTACTAAAGGGGCCACTATAGAAAACTTACTAAGAAAAATTTCCCGATAGTACCCTGGGCATGGTGGGGTCACCTTACTACCCCGAATATGCCGCATGGGGGGGCTAAAAGCAAGTTTAAGTTGACATAATATGGATAACATGCCCCGCCTGATGATTGGCAATCATGCGACAACGCCATGCAAGCTGCTGATATTACTACGCTTTCCGGGCATGGCAAGCGCTCGTGGCCGTTACTAGTGGCCGAAACGACTGCCTTAAATCTTGACAATCCAGACGGTGCGCGTTATTCGCGACATGCGCGCCAACCATTAAGTTCCGGGCCGCGCATAGTCAGGCCACCCCCAAAGCATCACCCCTAGATAGCTTGAGATAGTGCATTTAATAGTTGACATGTTCTCGGTATAGTGTATGCTAGTACTCAAGAGTATGGGAACGGGAATGAGCAAGGGCATGATCAAGAGAGCGCATTTTCTTCTTGACATGCTCAAGAGTTCCTGTATACTAGAATGCAAGAGTTTCAGAACGACCCCACAGCGAGACTGTGATGTAGCGTCTGGGAGTACTCTGGCGGATCAGGCAAGGGCGCTATCACAGCGTGAGCCGACAACGTATCCGTTGAGGTGGATCAGGATCAGGATCAGGAGAGAATTAACCTTAACATGGAGTAAAGATGGATTTAGTTGACAAGAACGCGCGAAGCGCAGATAGCTTAATAAATGCATTACGGCTGAGTTCATGCGAAGAGCGCGCAAGAAAGCACAAGCAAGAGCAAGAGGCGGCCATGGAGGTGGATGAGGTGCTGGCAAAGATGGACGCTAAGATGTTGTTTGAGGCGACAAGGCGTTGCCATGGTTAGGATCACGTTCAAAGTTCTTTAAGACG